TAATCGTATAATTTTAAACTCAAATTATCGTAAGGTTGATTTGTATAGCCAATATTTTTATGATATGTTGAAGGTCCAGGTAGTATATTATCTAAAAATTCACGGGAAGCTCTAATCTGGTCCTGGGTACAATAATTACTTTGAAGTAAAAACTTAGTTATCTCATAGAAAAGACAAGGGTCTACTCTTCCACCGGGGGTTATAGCGTAAGTCCGAGACGGTATAAACCTACCGCGTAATCGAGCAAACCGAGCACCCTCATTTCTAACGGAAAAATGTTCTCGTATTTCATTTAAATGGTCACCAGATACTACTCCATTTTTTTTATTTTTATCTAGCTCAAAATATACCATTAAGCCGTCTCCATCTTAATAAGTTCAATTAAATTTTTTATATCAAATCCCAAGCTATGCATAACCTTTTCTACTCGCTCTAAAAAATCTACCACCGATTGGGTGTTTTGTATTTCTGATTCAATTGCCACAACTGCTGGATGCTTTTCGGCTGCTCGTTCTAAGGTGGGTGTTGCCAACCGAACTCCAGATTCCCTTTTTAATTCTTCTACTGCCTCTCGAACAATTTTAGTCTTTTTCCTTTGAAGATCATTAAAATTGTTCTTTTCTAACATTAACCGCGACACCCATTTAGCTTTCTTTGCTGGAAGCATTAATGCAGCTTCCTTCAAATTTAATTCATCTACAACAACATCTGCTTCAAGCTCTTTTATATATTTCTCTAGTACCGTCATAAATACAGTATAGGTACTGACTACTGAAAATCAATCTATGAAAACATTTAAGCAATTTGTATATAGTGAGGATAATGTGGCCGGGGCCGGAGGAGTATTTGGAGGCGGTCCAAGTATGGGTCACGGTGGGGCTGTAGGCAATTCAGACTTTTATGCACCTGGGGATGCAAGAGTCCCCACAGCTCTGGGTGCAAAAAAAGTAGGCAAAAAAAAGAAAATAGTTGTACAGCGAAGACCTTTAGTAAGTAATTAATGGACCTTGGTCACTGGGCAATACAACCCGATGTAGTTATTACAGAAGATACCTTTGGGTTTATTTACGAAATTTGCAATACTGTAAACGGAAAAAAATATATTGGAAAAAAACAATGTGTAAGACGTTTGGCTAAAAAACCTCTTAAAGGAAAGAAAAATAGACGTATAACTGTAACTGAATCAGACTGGAGGGGTTATACTGGCTCATCAAAAGAGTTGAATGCAGATATTGAAAAGTATGGAAAGGAAAAGTTTACCTTTACTATTCTACATGCATGTAATTCAAAATGGGAATTAGGATATAGAGAGATAAAAGAGCAAATTAAAAGGGACGTAATATTAAGAGACGACTATTACAATGGTATTCTCAATGTACGCATTGGATCACCGCCCAAAGATTTTATAGTTGAAAAATAACGGACTTTCACTCATAATAATTTTATGAGATGTATATACTCCCAAAAAGAACTTGGAGTACGTCTAATAAACTTAAATTGTGTTTTGTCCACATATATTGAACCAGAGATTGAAGAGGATGATTATAAATTTAACTTACAAAAAAATAAAAAATTATTAAAAAAATTTGTTATGTATAGGCTGTGTAAATTGTTAGTAGAGGTTCTAAAGACTACGAAAACTTATAAATTAAAAAACCTATTTTATTTAGATACAGATTTACAATTATGCTTTTTAAATGAAATTGGTAAAGATGTTGTGGTGTTAATAAAACAGTTAAATACTGCATTGTGTCTAAATCTATATATATCTAATAGGCCTTTTAATACAGCGCTAGACTTGCTAAATTCAAAAAAAGGCGAAGGCACAGAACAGAGGGCTATTATAAAAAATATTGTAACTAAGAATAACCGTATGCCAAATATAGAGAAATTCAAAAAGCTACTTAAAAAATATGATATTCATAAGCTTGAAGGTGATATAGCCGATAATTATAATATTAAATTAGGATTGTTTGTAACATAAATATATTATAATGAAATTTTTAGATGGCCTGATCGGTAAATATGATGAATTAGGATTAGAGACACCTAAATGGGTTAATGAATATAATGCTGTACCTACAGCAGGTTCAGTGGGGGCTATACCTAGTGTTGCTTTAATACCGGCGGCTCCAACGGCAACGTCAACAACCAAAACCTCTGTGGTAGATACTTTAATGAAAGCAGTACAAGATGCAGGTCTCGATAAAGACCCAGATGTCAATAAGATAAAAACTGCAATTACCCAGAAGGTAGCAGATGCAAAAAAAGAAGTGATTAACCGGGGGACTAAATTAGTTGATACTATCGACAAAACACTAAGTACTATAAAAAGCATACCATCTGAGCTTAAAACACCTTAATGAAATTTATATCCATTTTAGAAAAAAAATATAAAGAACTAAATGAGCAGGTACCTGGAGAAGTCCCTGGTCAGCCTGTAGATTTAGGTATACCGTCTGCTTCTCCTCTACCAACCCCGGCAGCACCGGAACCTGCACCTGCTTCTGAACAAAAACCGTTAACGCCTGAGGGTGAAGTGTTCTTGGTGAGACTATTACGAAAAGCGCTTTTTATGAATCCAGGTGATGTAGATGAAAAAGCTTTGAAGGATTTGCCAGAAGTAAATGAAACCAATGCTTCTGACGTACTTACCTCTATAGTTGACATAATGAAAAAGTATTCCAATTCGATCGACGTTATTACTAATAAGGAAGTTGGTGGTCAATAAATAATATTATGAATAGGGACATTAAGTTATTGTTTGAGGCTTATAATAGTATTAAAGAGGCAGAAGATACTAACATAGACACCTTTCATAAAGAATTGGCCAAACAATGGGCTAGTTTATTCTTAGATAAATTACATGAGTATCCTATTACCAGTAGATCGGCACACTTAGAAAGATTGCTTGATGGTTCATTAGAAGTTTTTAAGAAGTATATTCTAGATGATATTAAATCTAAAAAACTATCTTATTTGGAGGCAGACGCTTTTTCAAAAAGCGAAGATACTCAAGGCCTATCAGATCAAGAATATCACCAAGCCCGTAAATTTGGGCTTGAAAGCGCAGGAGAAGTGGTCGGTAAAGGCCCTATAAAGATTCAGCTGACTAAAGACCAGACTTTATTATGCACAAGAGATGGACGGGAGCAAGAAGTAAAGTTCGTTAAAGGTGTTATATTTAATTGTGATGAATGGGTAGGGGATTATTATCATTGTGAATCAAAGAAATATGGGGGTGTTGCCGTATTTCCTCCAGACATTAAGCTATTAAGCGCCCCAGAGGGTACAATTACTCATTTAACTCCAGAGTAAATGTAAAGGTTTACCTGTTTACTTAGTTTACTAACATATAAATAACAAGTGGCTTACATATCTCTAAAAGACCTATATTTTGAGGACGTAGCCGGCATAACTGTGCCTCCGCTGCCTAGACAACAGGTAAATACACCCCCGGTCAAAGTTTTTGTTCCGGGTGATGAATATGTACCTCAAACACCGTGGACAGAATACGATATATCTCCAGATTTATTTCAAAAAACAGCAGGTGGGGATAAGGAAGGTACTGGTAGAGGAGAATACAGTATAGCATGTGTGCTGTATGGGTTCAAGACCAAGGAACAAGTGGATAAAGCATCAGGTAGAATTACACAAGGCGGGGGAGCTTCTTTTGACGTGGTAGGACCAGATAAACGCAAGTATGAGGTAAAAGAATTAACTAAAGCTGTACGTACAGGAACGGAAGGTACCGGGGTTTTTACAGATATCCTTAATTCGACAATAGAATTGTTAGATGCTATACTAAAGGAATTTAATACGCTTGACGCCCAGGGTAAGCAGACCATAAACAATATGATTCTAAATAGCAATACAGTAAAAAGCACTATTCTTAACAGAAAAAGTCAAAAGGGACATTTTGACGCTATTAAAGACAGGTGGAGCTTAGATGAATATTTAAATGACATAAAGCGTAAAGCCCCAAGAGAGCTCTCTAAAGGTATTCTTATTTCTCCTATTTTAAATTTAGGTCAATATAAAGAAGAGCGCCCTTACGTAATTTTTTCCTTAAAACAATTAGTTGATGTATTAAACGAGATTGCTTCTACACAAGTCGCAACAGGCAATGAAGAAGGCACACTTAATCCTGCTGTAAAGGATATTTCTGATACTATTAATAAGCATTACAAGGTGCAGGGTGATGAGAAAGAAAAAGAATTTTTCAAAAAAGAGGCAGAGAAAATTGATAGAGCATTAATTCAAAAGAGATGTAAGGAATTTAAAAAATGTACTGATGAATTATCTTTTAGAAAGCAAATAATAGCACTTAATTTGACAGGAATGCTTAAGCTAATTCAAGATAAAACTCAAGATATTGTTGAGAATTTATTTCCAAATGATGGGTTATTTGCAGTAAACAGTCAAGGCTTTCAGTACATTCCGCATAGTAAGTTAAATACCTATCTTGCTTTTGATACGATAAGTTCAGGAAGTGTAAAGATCAAGCAAAAAATAGCTAGCAATGAAACCGTTTAAAGATTATGTCGGTAACAATACATCTATAGGGTTGTTTCCTGGTGCTTTCAAGCCCCCACATAAAGGACATTTTGATACAGTAAAGAAAGCAGCTCTAGAAAATGATAAAGTAGTTGTGTTAGTATCTGCAGTCGATAGAGATAATATTACTTCGGCAGAGTCGTTTTCTATATGGAATATCTACAAACAGTATTTACCAAAAAATATAATGATATTCTTAGTAAACGGATCTCCAGTAACAGCTATATACCAAATAGTAGATATTCTTAATAATAAACAATATTCCCCGACCCAAAAATCACCAACACCCTTACCTGACTCTCAGAATATTGCCAATAATCTACTAACGGAAAAATTCCCCGCCCGTATCAAATTGTATGCAAGTTCGGAGGATTTAAATAGATACAATGCTTTTTTTGATCCCGAAAAATCAAAAATATATAAAGGAAGGAATATATCTAATATAGAAAAAGGAGAAGTTGTAAGAATTGCTTCTGCAACTGATGCCAGGCAAGCATTAAAAGACAAAAATTACGAAAAATTTAAGACTTTATTGCCAGATATAACTAAAGAAGATAAAATTCAAATCTATAATTTGTTAAAAAAATGAAAAGCTTTAAAACATTTCTAGTGAATGAAAATGTAACCGGGCAAGCCGATACCCACATCAAGCCACATTTATCTCATTTAGAAGATTTAGCCATTGAACATGGTAAGCAAGGGTTTCAAATGTTCCTACAGCATATAGATGGACTTAATAATAAAGCCCAGGGGTTTGAAACCAACCAAGAAATAAACGCAAAGATTGATGGGAGCCCTATGATTTTATTTGGATTAGATCCAAGACCTCAATTTAAAAAACAGTTTTTTATTGCTTTAAAAAGCGGGTTAAGTAAAACCGCTCCTAAGATAATGCATACAAAAGACGAAGTATATGAGTACTATGGTTCTGAACCTTCCCTTCGTGATAAGTTAGAAAATTTACTTGAACAATTACCCTCAGCATATAAAGCCTTGGATAAAATTTACCAAGGAGACGTATTATTTGCCCTGCCTACAGATAAAAAACAGGTAAATATTGGTGGAGAAAATTATGTGACATTTAAACCCAACGTTATTGTGTATGCGGTGCCTATTGATGAAAAAAGCCCTATTAGTAAAAGAATTATTGCAGCCTCGGTAGGCATTATAGTGCATGAATCATTTAAAGGAACGCCTATCAATGAAGGACAAGCAATCGAATTAACATCGGCTGGTAGAAATGTACAGGATTTAGTAAGAAATAGTGCAGGGACCAATGTGTTCTTAGAAAGTAGCAATTATGGAGAACTTTCAGT